GGCTCACAACAACCCAGTTACCTGCACCACGACGTGTGCGGGCAGCGATCAGGTTGGCACCACGGTTGATCAACACTGACAGAGCAGCGTGTTCGTCACCCACGAATGTGGCAGTACCGCTAACTGCGCCTTGGTCGTATGTGAGTGTGACGCCAGCCAGTGTGCGCAGGCTGTTCAAGATTTCTTGGTCGATTTCAGCGGTGATCTCTTGTGCGAGAGCAGCCATGATTTCGGCTTCGATGTCAATGCCCTGTTGAGCTTGTGCATCCTGAGCAGCTTCAAAGGTCCAGCGAGCTGACAGCTTGCGGCTCTTGGCTTCCACTGTTTCTTTGAGGATCTGGATGTTCAGTCTCTTACCAGCTGTGCCTTCCAGGCTTGTAGTATCAGCACCACGTGGGTTGCTGGAGCTACCATTGCCTGAATAGAAGCGGGCGATGTCGAATGGGCTAAGTGCTTCAGCACCAGCCACAACTGCTGATGGTGAACCGAAAGTATCAGCATAACGCACACGCAGTGTGTGGATCTGACCCACTGGGCCAGTCATGGGCTGCACGCCGATGATTTCGTTAGCGATAACAGTGGGCATCACACGACGGATAACTGGCAGGATCACCTTGTTGAGGGTGGCCACGTTACCGGCGCTGGTGCTGCCTGGTGTTGAATTTTCCATCAGTACACCAGCGCGACCAGCAAGGTCTCTCTTGGTGTTTTCTAGAACCACTTCCATGACCTTCTTGCGGTTACCAGTCAGGTTATCGCAAAGGGCTTGCTTGGTCAGGTTCCAATTGGCTTCGAATAGATTGCCTTTCATTGGTGTTATCTCCTATTAATTATTTCTGGCAGAGATGCCTGCCAAATACAAGATGTTTTGAAGATCAGGATCTTCATGTTTAGTCTGGGCAGTCTCTACAAGACTGACCCGGTCTCCGGAGTGCGCAACTGATCTGGCTGCAACTGGTGCTACTGTTTTTTTGCTAACAGGAGCCTGGTTGTTTATCACAGCTGGCATGTAGCGGTGGAATGCCTCTTTGAGTGATGTGGTTTTCACATCCTGTAGGAGATTTTCCATCACGGCGCGCTTGTCGCCTCTCAGGGGACTGAGCAGTTCATTTAGAACTTCCACTCTCTGAGCACGTTCACGAGCAGTTTGGGTGGCCTTTTTTTCCGACTCTAAGAGTTGGGTTTTGTGGCCAATATCCACACGAGCTTCTTGCAATTGGCTTGTGAGCACTTGCAATTGCTTTTGTAGTTTCTTTGTTTCTGTGCCTTCTGCAAGGTAACTGCTCATGTATTCAGCAGCCACAGCCTCAAAGATCTTGCGTCCAAAGTTGTTTTCTCTGGCCACCTTGATGTCGTCTTTCCATTGAACAAGTTCCTTACGGATGACTTCATTAAGTGTGCGGTCCACAACTTGGGTTGCTCTATTAACAAAGCTGCTACGTGCTTCGTTTAGTTTTGTTTTGGCTTCACGAGCCAATTTAACTCTTTGTTCCACCAAAGACTTTTTGTCTGCGGTGAATTCGCGAATCTCTTCGCTCAGCTGACGCAACACAAACTCTTCCAGTTTTTGGACCTTTTTCGCCACATGTTGTTCAGTAGTGATTTGATGCTCATTCAATTGTTGAGCCAGGACTTGCTTTTGTTCTTGGAGTGAACGTCTGTCTGCACGGAATTCGGCCAACTCACTTGCAATCTGTGTCATCATGAATTGTTCCATGAATTTCAGCTTGTGAGCGGTTTCTTTTGCAGAGGATTTTTTGGCTTCAGCTAATGCTTTGGCCAGTTTCACTTTTTGAGCAGACACAGATCTTTTATCAGCTTGGAACTCATTAAGCTCCTTCTTGATAACATCTGTGAGCATGGTGTCCATGGTCTCCACAAGAATGTGCTTCTCATGCTCATAACGTGCAGCATAGCTTTCATGAAGCTTGGCCTCTGTTTCCTTGAGCTTTAATGAGAAGGCTTCCTGAAGTGCCTGGCGAGCTTCGTCGCCTAATACAGCATTTTCAAGAAGTTCTTGTAAGTTGTTTTCCATAGAATTGGGATCTCCTTGTTTAGATCTTCAACTCATTGACCCAGCGCAAGAGTGTTTCGGTGAGATACTTTTGCGCTTTCGCGTCGTGTCTCACACTCTCTGCCAAGTCCATGATGTTACTGCCAAATCTGCCATGTTGCAGTGCTTCGTACACAGGTACGGGATAAGCACTGGGTGCTGAAGGTTTGGCCACGATGTCCACAGTCAACATGTCAAAATCTGACACATTGCCTATGTGGTCCACATTACCGGATCCTCTGGAGCTGACCCCTAATTTGACTCCACTCTCCAGTAATGTCTTTGCAATTTGGCCACTGGGTGTGGGCAGCAATTTCAGCTTACCAATACCGTTAGGGCCATCCATCCACATCTTGGTGATAGTGTGGCTTACTCTGTCCAGGTGAATTTGAAGTTCTTGGGGATGATCCAATTCACCTGGTACACCATTATCTTTGTCAATGCATGAATTGATCTGGTCCACGGCCCTGCGGATTTGGTCCACAGGATACACTCTGCCATTGTGATTTTTTACACCACCCTGCACAAAGATGCCTTCCATGTATAGAGTCTTGGCACCTTCTGTATTGCTTTCGCTCAACAGTTTTATGCCTGCATCATCAAATCTAATATGTTCTTGTAGCAATAATGCCATTTGTGGTCCTGTGTGCCGTTAATGCGACTGAGTATTTAAAATCAAACACTTAAATCACTTGTTTTATGGGTAAAATCCAGTGATTTTGGTAAGACAGGAGTTTCTCCAACTCCTGTCTTGCTTGATTTCACTTACTTCCGCTAATGGGGCTCTTGGTGTTCACAGCGCCATAACCCGCACTTGTGCCCTTGTTGAGCATGGCTGAAGCATCGCCTTCCTTGCTCACAGTGCTCATGCCTGCAGTAGCATCCTTACGGCGGTTGCTGAAGCCCATGCTCTTGGAATCAGGAGCAGTTTGTCTGTCATAACCAGATGCCTTGGGTCCCTGACCAGTCTTGACAGGACGTGCGCCCATCATGTCTGTCTGTGTGGGGGGCACAGGTGAACGTGTGTTGGTTTCAGCAGGAGCGAAACGTCCGCTACCAACTTCACCGCGCTTTGCTGCTTGCACAGTGTCCAGATCCATGTTCTCGCTAAGGTCATCATAGTCCTCGTCAAGATCATCTGTGTGGCTTTCCCATGATTCTTCAACGTCAGCTTCATGCTCTGCATGTTCTGCATGTTCAGTGCCTTCGGTGTCATGCTTGAGGGCTTCAAATTCAGCCTTCAATTCTGCAATGGCTTGTTCCAGATCATGAATCTTTTCGCCTTCTGATTCCTCATCGTGGTGTGCTGAGTGCATTTCTGCTTCGTCGTCCATGTCCACTTGGGTCATGTCTTCATCTTCATCATCAGCCATGTCATCTGCGTCTTCCATGTCCATGTCTGCCATGTCTTCGTCTTCAAGTTCATCGCTGAGATCTTCTTCAGCATCTTCCATGTCCATGTCTTCGTCAGCAGCTTCCATGGTGCCTGAACCAAAGTGTTCTTCGGCTTCGATTTCATTGAGATCAGATTCAATGTCGTGAGTGAGGCGTTCACCTTCGTCACCACCCATCATGTCTTCTTCCATGTCTGAATTGATCATCTGTTCATGGATGGCACGTGCCTTCTCAATGAAGATTTGATGTAAGAGTTCACGAGCTTTGTCTTCTTGCTCGTTAATCAAGTAATCCATTACTTTTAGTAATTTTGTGTTTGCCATGAGAGCTCCTTTGGTAAATTTGACTAGACTCATTATATATTTAAGGGGCAGAATTAAATTGTGTGATTATGGGCATAAAACCACTACATTCCGGGAGATACACCTTCTGCAGGTGTGCCATACAACAAGTCAAGCACATCTCTGCGTACTAGGTTTTCCAGATTCCTGGCTGCTCTCATTTTTTTTAACTTGTTCAAGTGGAACAATGTGAGTTCTGGTTTACGAGTGTCGCTCAATTGAGCTTGGGTAAACTCATCCTGAGCAGGGTCATAATATGCAGCATCCACTTCAAATATGTTCATGTGCATATTTATATGAGTGCAATAAAAGGGTCTGATTGACATGGTGTCAATCAGACACCATCCTCACTCATTACCACCAGGGCCAGGATCAGGTGATCCAGGGGGAGCCTCTCCAATATAAAATAGACCATCCCGCACAGTTGCAGTGCCACTGCCTGCATCAGTATCAGACACTTTTTCCCATAAACCATTAGTAGTGAGATAACCTATTATGTCATAGTTTCCATTAAGTGTATTATATCCTGCTGTTGATCCTGCGGTGGCTGTGCCGCTCATGAGTCTCCATGATCCTGTCAAGTACCTTTTTGTAACAACAGGACTTGCACCTGGTATGGTCTGAGGGGCTCCACTATTGGTGTTCACATGCAAGTAGCCACCACCCACAATTTGATTGGGTTGCACCACAATACCAGGAAATGGTGCACTATGACTTCCTGGCCATTCCAAGGTGGCCCATGAGTATGAACCAACTGTGTCAAATTCAACTGGACTTGCACCACCTCCTCCACCTCCTCCAGGTCCTGCAGGCCCGGCAGGTCCTGCAGGCCCGGCAGGCCCAACTGGTCCCACTGCACCAGGAGAACCAGCCGCGCCAGGAGCACCAGGAGCACCAGGAGCGCCTGGGGGTCCAGGTGGACCCAGCTGAATTTCATTTATCGCATGACTGCGTGCAAGTTTACCATCTCTGCTACCCACTAGGAACACC